ATGGATATGCTGTATGTAATACTTGTTGCGGCGATAATTATTTTCTGGCTAGTCGCGATCGATAGACCCATCTTGGTGGTCAGCTTCAAAGATGGTCATCTTGTTCGTAGCAAGGGACATTTTCCGCCAACATTCAAACATAACCTTATCGATATCGCTCAACATGAACCTTTTTCAGGGGAAATTAAGGTGTATCAACAAAGGACTGGAGTCAAGCTGGCGTTTTCGAAGCAAGTCCCGAAAAAGATCCAGCAAAGAATCCGCAACGTATTCCCACACCAAGGCTTTACACGCCAAAGCTCGACATTAAAGAAAGGTCGCTAAGCGTATTAATCATCCTTGCTCGACATCGTCATTGCAAGAAAAAGCTGGTTAAACTCCAAACAGCACAAGTTCAAACTCGCTAAGAAGATACTTCGGTTACATTTTCCTCCTAGCTTAATTTTGGTGAGGTGAATTTGATGAAGTTTTTGAGGCGAGTAATGTTGAGCATTTTCCTCACAATTTTTAGTCAATCGACGCTTGCGGACGATGCGGATTTGAATCGAGTGGCAAAGAAAATCAAGACTCAAATTGAAAAGTCGATCAAAAAGAGCAAAAAACCACTTGAAGGTTACTGTGATGTTTTTGTTGATTTAGATTACACACATCCGAAAAACGCTGTCGTAAAGAAAGTTTCCACTTTAGGTGACAACGAACTTTGCTTCATCGCAAAGAAAACCATAAAAGTAGGCAATAAATATGCTTATGATTGGCCAGAGAGGTACATAAGAGTTCAAGTGGTTTCGAAATAACTCGGAGCAAAACCGCCAAAAACCAAAACACCTCAGTGCGCATTAGGTTGGCTTATGGTAAAAGTTGCAGTTATTTCAATTACTTATAAAACTCCCAGTTTTGGGAGTTTTAACAGTGAATCGGAAAGAGATGACAAAAAACTTTGTTTTTCGTGAATTTGAATGCGGATTAAGCATCGAAGAAGCAGCAAAACTTTGTTTTAAAACTGTGAGCGAGGTCAAACGTTGGGACAAGGGAGAGAAGATCCCCCCAATCTGTAAAAGGCTGATGCGCTGGCACAGCAGGAAAGAACTCTATCACGGTGATGAGTGGTGGGGCTTTCGTATGGAGGGGGGGCGGCTAATTCTACCAACAGGTGACAGGGTAGCGCCTCAGCAAATACTGTACGCAATAGCAATCATGCAAATAGAAGCACCAGAAGATGATCTAGTTCGATCTAAACTTCTAAAATACGCCAGAGCAATGGTAAGAATTAAGGGGCTATAAGCCCCTTTTCAACGCCCTGTTAAGGGGTGAGCAACGCAGTACAGAAGCAGCCGCAAACCACCTTAAACACCAAAAACAACGCATAGTGAAAATGCCACGCGTTGCGAATCCCTCTTAAACAGTTTGTTAAGCCTCTTATTCAGGAGACAAATATCCTCTAAGCAACTCTTCCAATTGCTCTTTTAAAACCTTTGATTTGTTAAATGTAAACTCATAAAAGTTTTGCTGCTTGTCATATACCTGATCAACGTGTTTTCCCTGTAAACCAGGCAACTTTGAGACATTCACAGCACCTTGGTATTGGCGAACTTGTTTATCGATTTCTATAGCAAACACTTCAATTTCTTTACTGACTGATGCATCTAGCCAAAGCTTTTCAGCCTCAAAAGTATTACGAAACTCCTCCACAGCATCGTTGAATTCATTAAATTTTTTTTCATCAGCCGCCAAGAGGATTTTTCTCGAGCAACTCAACAAGTCTGCCAATTTAGAGTAAATTTTCTCAATCGCGTCGATCTTTTTCTCATGATACTTAGACAGTTTAATTTGATACTCAATGGTGCCCTTTTCCAACTGACGTTTAATGCTTTCGGTCTCAGATGTTATCACTCGGTTCTGTTCTTTTATGTCTTCAAAAGCGAGTTTAATTGCTGTTAATTCACCCGATTTTTTGAATAGAGCTACACAATATACACAGACAACTGCAATCAATAAGATAAAAAAATTGAGATATATGAGTTTATCGTTCGAATCTATAATTGCATTAGCTATAGCTTGTAATTCTTCGTATTTCATTATTTCTCCATTGAGGCTTAACGCCCTGTTATGTGTTTTGTAATCCGATATGGACTGGTGTGTTCTCAAATGAAGCAACTCTGGTTAGTAATGAAGCTACCACAAAATGCCCAAAGAACTTATGAACAACTGTTATAGAGGAGTTAAAAGAGTCAGACTCCAACGCCTTAACAAAGTCAGCCCCCATCAATCGCACACTATAAATTTCTGTACTATATCCTTTCTGAACCTCAGATTTAAACTCTATAACCTTTGAAATTTCACTATTATTGAGAAGATATTCAGACCAGAATTGCTTCATGGAAATATAACCTTGATCAAGATTTCCACTACTATCTCTCTCTTCTAGGTTCATATATATATGTCTTACAGCATAATTATCTAAGTCTACTTTTCTCTTAACCTTTTTGTAGATGACGCCATGAGTCAGACAATCGAAAAATGAATCTAACCGTGATGAGTCAACTTCAAATCTACTCGTTGCCTCATCTCTCTTTGATAAGTTTCGAAGCACTTTTTTCATTAATGCTTGATTGTTATGCATTAATTGAGGTTTTACGTTAGATTCAAAAACGTCGTATGCATCACTTTGATTTTCATCAATACTATTCAAACAAATATTTGCAAGGACATAAATATCGTCTTTCGTCTTTTCATTGTTGTGCACCTTACATGACTTAACAGTCATTAAATTCAATTTTTTAGAATCAGGAAAAAATGATTTTGGTGGAATATGCTCTTTTGTATTTGCATGAGACTCACATCCTGGGAAATAACACCTTGCCATTACTACACCTTATTTATTACTTCGCGAACAAAAACACTTGGACACATAACAGTGATTAGCAGGTTGTAAGCCATCTAATCACTTGATGTAATGATACTATGGCAACTAATAGCTCTAACAATTACATAAGCATATTGTTGCCCATCGTGTTTTATACAGAAGAGCATTGAATGCCGCAAGTCTGTAGTTTAGTCTTTGCGATGAACGATAGATTCAAGATGAATGACACCTTTGCTTGCAATGAATGGCCGCCGACTTAGGCGGCTTTTTATTGGCTGCAAGTTAAGGAAAAGAGTCGCTACGCTCCGTGTCGCGCACTAAGGCGCGAGATAGTTTTTTAAGGACGGTGACCCCAGAGGCTAAGGTGGATGGGGGAAAGTACCCCCGTAGTACAAGTACGGGGGTTCGGGCGCTTTGCGCTGCTCCGCGTCGTAGTCCACTCCTTGTGCGCGCGCTAAGCGCCAGTTATCCCAACCCATAAGCCGAAAGCGACCATTGTCCCAATTGATATTGCAGAAATTCCGCTTGCTCGCATCAACAGAGTTGATGACTGCGCCGAGCGGCTTCAATCTGATTAAACCATTTTTTAAACATTAAAAAGGCCGCATAAGCGGCCTAGTTATCTACAGATTCTGTGGATATCTTTTTCATCCTCTCTCGCATGCGCGTAAAGAACGACACGAGAAAGCAGGTCAATAGGTCATAGAGTAATAGCGCCAGAAAGACCGCGAGCACGTTTGAAAAAAAGGCCGCTTCCATGAATGTGGCGAACTGGTCGACAGTAATAACGATTTGTTCCATATGATCACCTAAAAGAGCGCGCCTAACTTTACTTGCGGCGGCTGACTCGCGTCAGGCACCGCCTCGCGCAGTATCGGCTTGCAGGTTACGTTGATAGTGATGTTTTCTTTCGTGAGCTTGAGTAGACAGTCATCGTAATGCACGTAAGCGATGTCATTTGCCCTCAAGAATGTATCGTCTAGGTAATAGGTTCCCTCCGGTGTTTTGGCCTCCAGTGTGACAAAGAACTGAAAGCCCTTAGTTTGGGATTGTCGTGTGGTGTGTCCGGTGTAATAGAGGGTCTGCAAGTCATAAAGACCAAGCATTTGCTTTATGGTATCAATCCGATGAGATGGAGCAGGGGAAACAGGGCTAGCTTGATGGCCGTCCCCACCAGTAGATAAAGCAGGAGCATTTTGCCCACCCGTTTGAGGAGCGCTATCGGGCGACTGAGAAACGGAAGTGTTAGACGTTTGCGCGGACGTGTCCGCCACCGTCTTAGAAGAACCAAAAACCAGACCGGAAAACGCATAGATAAAATACCCAATTGAAAGTATACCAAGCAGCAAAGACCCCACGATGGTGGGATTCTTTAGCAGCATATTGATTGCACCTGATTGATTCGCTTGCCCTGTTGATGTGGACTTATAGAGCAAGTGAGCATCGAGAGGGATTTTTTGAGGAAAGACGTTGGGATCTTTTCCTTTTGGGATAACCAATGTGGCAACGTTTTTCGGGTGACGGTAAATCAGGGGCTTTCTTCGAGCAAAAAAGTAGGCGTCACGGCCTTTATGGAAATAGCATTCTTCCGCGCAAGCACGGATAGCCGAATCAATTTGCCCCCAATCAGGCGAAAGCAAGTGAATATCCCAGTTATAATGGCGGTGACGCATGAACCCCTCATTAAAAGATAAGGGATAAATGATTCGACCTGTTTCGTCATATTCGGCTATCCCCCTGTCGTCCATCTCACAAGCTTGCAGCTTGGACATATCCGCAGGGAGATAGCGAGCGTTAAAAAAGCTCTCATAGTCAGGCGGCAACATAGGGAGAAAATCGGACAACGGACGATAGAACACCTTCTCCATACGAAAGCCGATGTTCTTAGAGAAAATATCTTGGCACTCATCAATCACGATGAGCGCACCAATCGGGCACCAACAAAAGAAATGCTGCCAAAGCTCGATACCATTCTTGTCTCGGCTGAAGATACGGATTAGGCGAGTAGTGGAGGGGAACGTAATATCAAAACGCTTTTCGATAACATCGAGCGTTTCAAACCCCTGCATATTGGTGACAACCACGCGACCTGCTTTTAACGCTTCTAAAATGACAAAGTAGGCCACATAAGCAGACTTGTACGACCCGTTGGCTCCCGTCCGAATAAAAATAGCCATGGTTAGAACCTCGTAATTTTCCAAACAAACGCGGTAGCAAGACAGTTAAAGTAAATCCCGATAGCTTGAGGGATTTTGAAAATGAAAGCGTAATAACGGATTTCATCAGGTAGGGCATTAAAGAAACTGGCTAACATATCGTTAAAGCCAATGTCATTGAGAAGGTACTCCGCCGTTTTATAGGCAAGCTCAAGGGAGTAAATCAGCCAAAGAAACTTGAGTTTGACATACCAAGCATTACCCCAAACGACGAGCTGACCGAAGTAATCAGGGATAGACTTGAAAAATTCAGTGACCGTGTCACCTGCATTAGCAATCGCGCCAAGCAAATCTAATAAAAATTGCATTACTCACGCTCCCCCATGATGGTCTTGATACCTGCAAAAGCAGCCAAAAATAAGATGACGGATGAAATCAAGGCGGCGTTGTCAACCAAAGCAGGGAAGACACCAGACGTGAATTTAGTCGTGGCACCGTTAGCGAATTTAAACGTTAAAGAATGGTCTTTGTATTGGCCGCTTTCTAGTTTGGTAATGTCGAAGGAAAAGAGCTTTTTAAACTCCTTTGTCTTTTCTGAGTATTGTTTCTGTAAATCGGTAATTTCAGTATTGAGCTTGGTGATAGCATCCTCACCATAGAGGGGAAGCTCGCCGAAATCGACACCAGAGCCAATGCCTGGCTTAGATAATCCGTTACCACTGAGTAAACCATTTAGGTTATCAATGCCTGTTTTGATGGAATCAATACCAGACTGAACACCGGATAAATCAGTATCACCACCAGAGCCGCCACCATTGGCGTTAATAGCAGAGACAATCTTGTTCGTGTTGTCATTCATGGTATAGAACAAACCCTCACTTAAACCTGCGAGGTTTTCGTTAACCAGTTGAAGCTTTTGGTTAACGTCATTCATTCCAAATTCAATCGGTCTTAAACCTTCTCGAACGTCACGAACGGCACTCGAAATTCCATTAGAAGTATTATAAAGAGCCCCTGTCATGCTTGAGATAGAGCCGATGATATTGCCTGATGTGATAATGAGTTCTTGAGCTTTTTCATTAAGCTTATAAAACTCAAGAGTTTGTTTAACGGATTCGTTTCGAGTATCGGTAACGTGCTGCTGAGAAGCTTTAACAGCGGAAGTATTCGCGGTAACTGAGTTATAAATGCCTTGTAGTTTGTTAATGGATTGAGTCTTTAAACTTTCAATTTCTCTTCTAACGTATTCATTCTGATTGTTTAAAGATTTCACTGTGTGTTCAAAAGCCTTAGATAAATCAGTGCCTTGAATAACTGAATAAGGCAGCATAGGAACATTGACCAGACCGCTGCCATTAGTGCCACCAGTACTACCAGAGCCTGTACAGTTACCGTTAGCATCACATGAACCGTTAGTATTATCAGAGCCAGAGCAGCTATCACCCGTTGTTGTGAAATAGCCAGTGCAATAACCTGCTGAAGTGTTACAAGTCCAAGTGTTTTGACCTGCTGAACCCTCAACCGCTCGACAGCCATTGACACAAGCAGAGGCAATATAAGAAGTGCCAAGAGGCCATTTTAGGGAAGGAGTATCGCCAATTGGGCATGACGCCGCGTTGGCGTGGGGCAGTGAGCCAAGTAAAAAAAGGGTGATAAATACAAGTATCGCAATGAAGGTATTGGTCATTGAACGCAGCATAAAGCCCCCTAAGAGGAAACGCCCCCATTTAGGAGGCGTTCACTCCGGTGTAAAAGCCGTATGCAAAGGCCATGAAATAAGCCACGGCCACCACAACGGTTAGAGCATCGGAGACAAAAGCAACCATAACGATTACTTCAAGATGCCAAGGATACGACCAAGGCCGAAGGCGATAGCGGCAAGACCAATGACACCAATCACCACCATGGTGTAATTCGCTTGACCGGACGCAATCGCGCCCTTGAGTTGTTCGGTAATAGGATCATCCGCAAAAGCGAAAGAAGCAGGGACAGAAGTTGCTACTACAACACCGAATTTTTTAGCCATGTTACGAAATTTCATAGGAATTTCTCCAACTGATTTAAGGATTTAGGGCTATCGACGCCCCATGGTTTTTACTAATCGACCCAAAACATGACCACCAAAAAATGACAGTAGAAGATACGCCGTCAAATCAGAGTAAAGTTGTGAGTCGATGGTTAAAGAGCCAAACGAAACATTTTTAATGTCGTCTAGCTCCGAGGGGGTGAGAATCACGTAAGTGCAGTCAAAGCCTTGAGGCGCAAGCATCAAATAACCGTTGTAAGCAATTACGCAATTACTCATTTTTACGCACTCACTTTGCCAAGTGAGGCTTCAAAATGCTTTTTGACTTCAGGGTCAACGGGCACCATATCCACAACAATCGAACCCGCTAACGGGTCAAGGGGATTGAGCGCTACTTCAACGTCATACTCACGGCGACCCACAAAAGCCCCTGACTTTTCGAGCTTTTCCGCATACTTGCGGTCAATGTGTAGATACTGGTCGTACTGTGGATTCACTTCACCACATTCACCCAAAGTACGGCGTTTGTACTTTTCAGCGTTCACTTCACGAAGTGGACGAGAGAGGTTAAGGATTGCATGATCACCTTGCATTTGATTCCAAACGAAGTTGATACCCAGAACAAAGACGCGAGAACGTGCCATAGTTTTTTTACTCCAAAGCGTTGACTAGTTTTTGGTGCATGGACGGGAACGCGAAGACCGTCCCGTCACGTGCGAGTGATGACACGACTTTTTCAAAGTCATTGTCGTAATAATTCAAAAGAGAATTCACAAGGCGGCCATACTGGCGTTTAGCCCAGTACGTTGCCGAAAGTAGGTCACAAGCAGCGCGCTTTTTGCCTTTGGTTTTCGTTACCATCGGCGTGACTTCCTCACTGATTAACGAGGCCGCATAAGGATTAATCCCAACAAAAGCGGCTAGGGGATTGAGTAGGACGTCAACGTCCCACTTTTTGAGCTCGACTTCTGACCGATACCAATGGAAATCCTCAGACTGGATGTTTTGCTCAAGTTTCTTGTTGTAGACACGCCAATAAACGCGAGACTGACGAGAGCCGAAATTACGTTCTTCACGGGTAAAAACTTTATTACCGTCAGCGTCATACGAATATTCATCACAGATTTTGACTTTAGGACTGAAACCACGGGAACGCTTAAACCCACCTGCGATGCAAGCACGTTCGGCCGCTTCGCAAGTGTGCAAGTTGTCGTAGTCATCGAAGGCTAAATCCACACGAGTGAGGTACTGAACACCCAACACCACACGCAACCAGTGATGGACAAAAGCACAAGAGCGGTTAGCGAAAAGATGTTTGCAGCCATGGCCGTTAATCTGGAAATGGATCGTGTCGTTATTACCGCCAAACCCAACTTGACCGCAGAAATCATCACCATAAGCACTGGTGAGAATGAAAGAGTCTTCGTAGAACTGAAAACCTTTGCCACGAATCGCACCATAGTTGAAACCAAGAACGTACTGGATGAAACGGCGAACCGTTTCTTGTAAGTAGTCCATGTACATAGCGCGGTAATACTTGTTGTAAGCTTCAATATCGTCAAAGGACTTCGCCACAAAACTGTCGAATTTTGGCTCCGTTGGGAAGAAGAATCCCGAATAAGGCGACTCTTTTTTACAGTGTCTAAAGTCTTTCAATGAGACAGTGAAACACAGGTAATCAATGATCACGGGCGATTGCTCGTAATCATCAATGAAGGTGTATTCAGCCGGAGTATGGTTAATCCATTCCATAGCCAAGCCCGTAGCCTTGCGGTCGCTACGGTATTTGTAAGATTGATTCGACAAGTGATGGGGTTTGGTCGATTCAAACGGTTTTTTAGGAGAGATGCAGTATTGGTTGATGATGCCAGAGCCACACTCTGGACAGCAGCATTCAAGATGCGTGTCGTAAGAACTGCCACAGTCTAAGCAAGCGTAAACTTTCATAACTGCATTCCCATCAAGACCAAACGTTCAGCCAGAGTTGTTTCGGTAATATCAATAAATTCGTACTCGATACACTCAGATTGAAGGTAAGAAACCAAAGCACGGTAAGTGCGGAACGTGTCCCAAGCTCCGAAGAGATAGACAGAAACTGAACCATCAGGGAGTAAGTCGTAATAGACACGTTCCAT